TCTGACTTTGTATGTCGCGGCGGCATATTTATTATCAGCCGCTTTAACTTCCCCTCCGCTATCTCCTCAAACTTCTTGGCCATGATGGCATGGTGTCTGCCATGTATAAATCCCGGCCACATCTCTTTCACGAACGACATGAACTTACTCTGCGCCTTCTCCCGCGCGACAGCATCCCTGTACTGCCCCACCTGCTCCAGCAGTTTCTCCTGCTCCGCTACCGGCAACTTGCCTATCAGCTCACTCAAGTCCACGGACTGTTCGCCTTCTCTCTCATCGCCACTATAGACACACCCTCCCGTACAGGCTTGTTCAACCTCTTCTGTATCTTTGCCAAGGTCGGATATATCGACACCGGACGGTAATACTTCCGCCCAGCCTTCTGCTCCCGGTAGACCTGATATAACAACCGGAACGCCTCCAACATCAGCTTTTCATCATGACTCACGACATTCCCCTAACCACCTTATTTTCATGTCGTCAATTACTCTAACGTCCTGAAGTTGATATACACCGGCCTCACACTCCTCCCACCACCCTTCACCTTCTTCACCACCCCCAACTTCACCAACCTCTTAATAATCTCATGCGTATTCCCCATCCCACCCTTCCCACGTAACTCACATATATCCCGTATAGAAGGACCAAACCCATACTGCTTCCACCATTCATCTATTATCAAAAATACATGCCGCTGCGCCGGCGTCATCTCTACCTCCATACACTCTTCATACGTCATCTCCCTACGACGACGCACCATCTCTCGGTTTATCTCAATCTTCATCGTTAATGATAACGTTATCATTAGCGCGTTTCTTTCCAGAAATATCCCCCCCGGTGTCGCCCATGTCAGAACCCAAGGGGGGTGTTTCTGTATTCAACATCAAGAACGCCATATCCTCAGAAATATCCCCCCCAGGGGTCTGCGTTTCTAACGATGACGGGGGGTGTTCCGATTCTGCGGGGAATTGTTCGAGTTCATTACTATGCATATGCGCGTCGGAGTCCCGTTCTGCATTTGGGGGTGTGCCTCCAGGGTGGGGTTCGTCGCCCGCCAACTCCACTAGCAGGGAATTCGCGTCAACATCCTGAGCATCAGCCGAGCCAAGCATCATGCTTTTGAGTTGATCGAGTATCTGCGAGCGTATCGCGCCGGAGTCCTGAATGTGCGTTATCTCTTTGCGTTCGGTGAAAGCCGCAACTTCCGTAACTTGCCCCAGGACTTTAGCCGCTTGTATGCGTGTCGCTGCCTTTGTTTCTGGGTCGATGAGTGCAGAAGTGAGAGAAGAAATGACCAACGAGCGCAAAGCTTCAGCAGTATGCAACGCAGCGACCTGTTTTGCCTGTTCCAATGCCTGTAGTTCTAACTGGATTCTATCTTGCGCTTTTAGCATGCTCGCTTTGGTTCCGATTATCTTCGGGCTTGCCTTGCTGTTGTACGCTTGACGATAAGCATCCGCACCCGTTAACCCTTCCAAGACAATCCCTTCCGCAAACCGTTTTTGTTTTGCTGTTAGTCCTGTTCTGCCCAGGCGGAGTGCAGAATCTAACCCTTTGGTCTTTATTGTTTCCTTCACTTGTTCTCTTATGGTTTTCCTACTCATGGCCTGATGTTCGCTTCGCTCACTTGCCCGCCCGCCGGACAATCACGCGCCCAAATGTACCGGAACAAAACCGGATAGTCAAAACCTATCGCCGCAACCCTGATAATAGTAGTGCTATCGATACCGCACAATCGATAGAAATATATCATTGATAAAATATACTGTTACCCCTTGACATATTGTATTGACTGGCTAATATGCACCCATGCGATGCACCCTGTATCGCTCACTTGGAGATACATCATGCGCTTTTGCATACAAGACAGAACCACCGGAAAACAAATTGAAGTGACGGACATAGTGATTGACACCCTTGAACAAGGTGAGCAGCCAGCCTGGACTGATTCGCTTATCGCTGAAGCAATCGATATAGCCGCAGACATGGCTCGCTCAACATTTGGGCATGACAACATCGACGCTGGAATTATTTAACTCGAAAGGAAACCGACCAATGAAAGACTATCTCACTATCGGAACTGTACCGACCGACGAAGACTGCACCCACAACGAACCAACCGGACAGTATGCGACCGCGCAACGCCGCGAAGCTCGCCTATTCGCCGACCAGGTGCGCCGCCACTATCCCGAACCCGATGAAGGTTATATGACCGTCAAATCGTTTCCGCACGACTTCGGCAGCTACTACGAAGCTTGCGCTGTTTTCGACGATGAGAATGAAGCCGCTTGCAATTGGGCATATACCGTTGAAGCTGACCCGCTTGGTGTACTGCGCGAATGGGATGAAGTTGCCCGCGCCGAGCTTGGATTACAAACCGCATAACCGACCCGCCCGCTTCGGCGGGCTTTCCTGGAGTTTAGACCATGCAAACTATCGCCGAGATCATAGCCGGATTCATTGGCTTTTTGATAATGTGGGCTTTTCTTTTTGTTTTGCTTTCATTCTGAGGATGACCATGACACGCGAACAACTAATCAATCTGTACCTAATTTGGGTGAATGATTTTGTAACTATTGGCGGATTTGCCGATTACTTCGGGCTGCACGACTCCGAGGCCGAGATGCTGTTATCAGTTGCCCGCAGCGCATACGAAAACCCGCACCCAGAAGCATAACGAGGCCGACCATGCTGATTAACTACCACGCCAAAAACGACAAGCAAGGCTGGCAGCTTGTTTGCAGCTTCCCGATTGACTCCGACCAGTGGGGCGAAACTGACCGCAGCTTCATTGACGAGATGCTGAAACAAGGCCAGCGCGTTATCACTTGCGGCTGGAATATGTGGGAAATCGCGCCCGACTTGGAGCCGATCAAACCCTACCGCCCAATCAATTATGGGCAGCAACCCCTCGACCTAAATTAATCAGGAGTTACGACCATGCAAACTACAAAAAAATCCGCCGCCGACCTACAGCACTCACTCGCTCAATTTTACGGATCAGAAACCCTCACCCGCTGGAATCCGCTTACCCGCTCGGTGCTATCCGATGGGGCGCTGTATCTGGCCGAAAACGCCGGTGCATACTGGCTTTTTGATGCTATCGACTCGCACCTCACTACTCGGGGCGCTAACGAATTGACCGAGTTTACAGTCGCACGACTCCGCCGCTTGCCGGACGATGCCGCCGAGTTAACGCTGGACGATGGCAACGGCACGATATACGCCACCCAGCGGATCGGGTTTACCGACTTCCCGCTGAATGAAATCAAGCTTTACGCCGAATACAACGGCACCGGCTGGACTCATATGCTACCGCGCGAGCGGTGATCAGACCGCCCCGGCCAGCGCCGGGGCATTACTCACAAAGGGGAAAAAATGAAACCGACCTATACAAATCAGAAGCAAATCCGCGCCGCCTTTTTCAAAGCTTTTCCGGACTTGCCGCGCCGCCGCCACCGCTATAGCTGGAATACAACCGATAGTAGCGCCGAGTTGATTCACCATGTAGATACCCGCTGCGCTTTTGTCGATTTTGTCGATAGCTTGCACCGCTCTGGCCAGATATCAGACGCACTCGCGCAACGTGCAACCCTGGGGTGAAATATGAAAATTCATTTCATCCCAAAATCAGCGAACCGCAAGACCGGAGATATACCGGTGACCTACTCCGAGCGCGACACTTGCCCGGAATCTTGCCCGCACTATAGATCCGACTGTTACGCCGAAGACTATTACACCGCACTGAATTGGAACAAAGTACCGACCCGAGGTACCTCGCTGGCCGACACTTGCGAGAGTATCGCCGCGCTACCCGACGGCCAATTATGGCGCTTTAATGTGGCCGGTGACCTACCCGGGAAAGGTGAAACCGTCGACCCCGCCGCCCTGGGTGAAATAGTCCGAGCCAATATCGGGAAGCGAGGATTCACCTTCACGCATAAAAAATCAGACGATGCGATCAAGTGGGCGCGCCATGCGAACGAGTGGGGATTTACGATCAACCTATCGGCCGACGATGCCGGAGAAGCCGACAAGCTTGCCGCGACCGGCTTGCCTGTAGTCTGCATAGTGCCAATGAACACGCCCGAGCGCACAACCACGCCGGAAGGCCGCGCAATCGTAGTTTGCCCCGCTCAGACCCGCGACGATAAGACTTGCAAGACTTGCGGACTATGCGCCGCTGGAAACCGCAAAGTAATTGTCGGCTTTCGAGCGCATGGTATACGCGCCAAACAAACCGACCAGCGCGCCCGCCGAGTTATACCGATTCAACCCGCCAATTAACAGGAGATCAGACGATATGAAAATTACTATCCGCTGCGAAAAAAATTATGGCGTAGAGGTTTTTTATCCCGCTTGCCACGCCGCCGAACTATTCGCCCGCATCGCCGGAACCAAGACGCTCACCCGCGCGACCCTGCGCGATGTTGACCTACTTGGCTACGAGATTGAGATCGAACAAACCACCCCGAAAACATTTCGCGCCCTGGCGAGCGCATAGGAGATCAGACGATGACCAACTACCAGAGAGCCGTTGAAACATACGAGCATGGCGGGCAGTACGCCGTTTATACCGCCGTTCTATCGGGCGCACTATTCGCAGACCGTTGGAGTCAATGCCGCCCTTGCGAGGATGAAACGCCGCACGAAGATGGCACTTGCCTAGTCTGCGGAACCAACAACTAACAGGAGATCAGACGATGAACTTATACCGCTTTGAATGTACCGTTTGGGTACAGGGAACCAGCGCAGCAGACGCAGAGAAACATCTACACGATGAAGTGGATTATCACTTCGGCCAAGACAATAACCTGATCGCGCTGGAATCTGGCAAGGCGCAGCTAGTCGATCAAGTGCTATCCTGCGCCCATGACTAGCAAAAAGATGTTCACCCTGTACCTGATCGAATCAGATGATGGTCAGGTCAGGGTGGTTACCGATTACACCGGATCAGGTGACCGCTGCCTTGCACTTGGGTGCGAGATCATGCAGTCGCTTGCCATAATCCAGCCGCATACGCATGGCGGGCTATCCTTCGCGCTGCCAAGCATGACCGATGCCGAGCATTGAATGGGTCAGGCTTTGTGTCAACCCGAACAAGCCTACCCGCCTATGATAGTCGTTGGCATCCTCGCCTACACGATCAGACATCCAAGTCGGCCAGCCAATACTTGCCGCCGCTTCCTGCCCTGTGCCGCTTTCGTCGTTGTCTGCGATGACTAACCCAGGCTGCAACCCATCTGCCACGCGCACCATGTTGCCCGCGCTAAAGCAAACATGAATTGCATACCGCCGCTTCATTTGTTTCAGCGCAGCCCGCACAGACAGCGCAGTCGCATACCCTTCACACACAATGTTCAAACCACGATTGTCAAATGTGAAAGTTGCGCCCGCTGTTTTCTGCCCGTACAAAAACTTCTTGGTTCCATTCGGCCAGATTTGCTGCAATCCGACGAGCGATTTACCCTGCCGCATAGGGATCAGAAGGACAGGCTGCCCGTCTATATCCAGCACGATACCCAGCTCATCAGGGAAACCCTTTTCTGTAAGGTACGGATGCCGAGCGTTGCCGCTTGCGTTCAGCATACCGACTGCCTTGCTCACCGCCGCGCTCGCCAGCTTCGCACGTTCACGCTCTGCCCTAGCCTGGTCGATGATGATCGCCCGCATATCCAAGTTCAGACGGTCGATTGAGTCAGGCTTCCACAAACTGACAACAGTATTCACAGCATGGTTCTGCACAAACCCATGCGTACCCATAAATTTCACCGCACCATTTCTCTTGCGTGGATGATCCTCGGTTGGGTATCTTTTCCACACACCGACCGGCGGCAGCTCGTTGATGATGATCCCATGATTGCGGGCAAAGTCTATGAACTCCATGATCTACCTCCCAATAGATTTAAGGAACGACTTGAGTTTCTTATCGATAAACCGTTTGGTATCCGGCTCCAACATCTTCGGCGTGTTGTCGATCAGGCCTCTCGGCCAGACGCCAAACTTATCCCTGTACGTATGACTTGCCCTGCCTTTGCTCCATCCCTGATAACGCATGAGCCAGACCATCTGATTCCAGAAGTCTTGCTTGCTCTCGCGCGGCACAGTTCCAGATAGCTCGACCATCTTGCCATCTACCTCTGTCACCAGGTTGCTACGCTCACGCACATGGCCGCAGTTGAAACAGGTATCGCTGCCGCCTACCCACAGAATGTGACACGCCGGACATTTGCTCTCTTTCTTGGCACGTTCAGACGGTTCCTTCTTTGCCTTCTCCTTTCCATCTTCCAGCTTGGTTACACCATCTTCGAATAGCTGATCCCAGTCCTCACGAAACCTCAGATAGTTCCCTGAATGATCCAACCACACAGCAAAAGGCTTGGATTCTGGATCATTCTGGTTTGCCCGCATGACCCTGCCCATCTGCTGCACATGACTGCTGAACGACTTCGAGAATGGGCGAGCCGACACGCCGATCATGACGTGTTCGTTGTCAAACCCCTTGGTCAAAATGTCGCAAGCAATCAGGCCGATGATCTTTGATTCAGGCTTGGCAAAGTCCTCGATGACTTCCCGCTTCCAATCCTCATCATCCTTGTAGCTCAGACTGACAAAGTTATAACCAAGTGCTTGGAACTTCTGTGCCAAGTCTGCGCCGTGGGCTACGCCCGCAGCAAACACCACTGTCTTGCGGGGTCCACCAAAAATCTCACGCGTTTTCTTTGTCCACTCTGCAACCACATCACCGGTAATCTTCAGGCCACGCTTGGTCGCTTCTGCTTGACTCCACTCGCCCGCAACTTTCTTCGCCCCGTCCATATCAATTTCTTTGGCGATGAACACACGAAGGGGAACAAGGCTGCCTTGATCCACCAACTCTTTGGTAGTGATGGGAGATACGACGTTCGAGTATGTGCCGGCCAACCCTTTGGTAAAAGGCGATGCCGACAATCCGACGACCTTGACTTGCGGATTGTTCTTGATGAACTCGATGGTCTGCTTGCGCTGCGCGTGGCACTCGTCAACGACCAAGAGATCAAGACCAGGAAAAGATCCACGCTTCTCTAGCGTTTGTGCGCTACAGACTTGGATGTTTTCGTATGGCTTGTACCGCCAGTGGCCTGCCTGTAGTACGCCATGATCGACACTGTACTTGTCTAGCCGCTTGCTGGTCTGGTCACACAGCACGATCCGATCAAGGATCATGGCTGCCTTGCTGCCCTTCTTGCGGGCTGCTTCCAGCATAGCGATGGCAATCTCAGTCTTGCCGCCGCCTGTGCCTAGATAAAGTAACTGTGATCTGTGTCCCCTTGCAAATCCTTCTCTGAGTTTTTGTATTGCTTCTTCTTGATAGTCCCTGAGTTGTAGCGACATTGATTTTCCCTTCACTGCTAGCACTAGCTCGCTAGCTTGAGCGTCTGTAATTTTATCCTCTCACCAATCCATTTCATCACCGGCACAGCCATTGAATTTCCTAATGCTTTGTAGCGTGGACCATCAGGAGAATCTATCGCCCTTCTCCACGGGATATTTGTGTAGCCGTCTGGGAATCCTTGCAGCCTTTCACATTCTGTTGGTGTCAATCTACGTACGGCAGATGAATAAGCGACCGCATGTTTGTCACCCTTCGTTAACGTTGGTGCTGGCTCACCTGGGAAACCAACACCGAAGCCGTTGCCCTTGCCGTCCTGTTTATCACCGCGTTTGCCTGCAAATCGTGTCGCCTGATCATGAATAGGAATCGCAACGAGGTCTGTCGCATCCTTGTAGTCACGCGCCTTCATCGCGCTGGCTGTGCCGTCATCAACGTACTCACCGAAGGCCACCATGCGAGCGGTTATAGCTGCTGTTGGTGTTCCGCGACTGCGACCAAGGCTTGCTTCAACTGTTCCGGCAATTGCTTTCTCCGCTTCTCTGCTCGGCGCAGGATCCCCGCGCAAGCTTTCGCGCTCAAATAAAACCGCCGCGGCACGTCGCCAGTCTCCAGCGTATCCGACAACGAACACACGGCGGCGGCGCTGTGCCACTCCGAAATACTGAGCGTCAAGCACTCGGTAGGCGAACCCATACCCGAGGTCAACCAACGCCCCGAGGAAGGAACCAAAGTCCCGTCCACCGTTTGAACTGAGGACACCCGGCACGTTTTCCCATACGCACCACTTGGGTCTAAACCTGTCAAGAATTCCGACATAGGTGAGTGCGAGGTTCCCTCTTGGGTCTTCGAGTCCACGCCGGAGTCCGGCAACGGAAAAAGATTGGCAAGGGGTTCCGCCGACCAGAAGGTCAATTGGCTCAAGGTTCCACTCCTTGTACTTGGTCATGTCACCGTAGTTGCGAACATCAGGATAGTGATGCGCAAGCACCGCCGATGGGAAAGCTTCTATCTCTGAAAACCCCACAGGCTGCCAACCTAGTGGGTGCCATGCAACTGTCGCGGCCTCGATCCCAGAACAGACCGATAGATACTTCATCCTTCCAGCTTCTTAAGTTTCTTCAGAAGTGACGACACTTGTTTTTTTAGTTCACCATTCTCACGCTGGTACGTATCACGACTGATGGTGACTTCTTTTAATTCTATCTCCAACGCACGAATCTGTGCGCGTAAATCTCTCACAACCGACTCTGCTTTTTCCTTCTGTATGTCATCGATGCTGGCTGATTGCACAACTGTTAATTGGTCTTGCAGTTCTTCGTTCTCTTTGCGCAACATCTCTATCGATGCTGCCATCTGTTCACGCTGAACTTCTGCCTCGTTGAATTCTTCTGCCGGATCTTGCTTGGCTTCTTGCGTAGGTACTTTCTTGGTAAAGGTCTTGCCCAAGCGGTTGTACTTGGCCGTGTCTTTATCTAGACCTGACTTTTTGCGAAGAGAGGAAACGAACGGCTGGCTTACGCCGCAGTGCCTAGCGATTTCACGGTCAGCCCAGTCTTGCCACTCAAGATCTTCCAGCATACCCAACACTGACTTGCGCTTGTCATCAGCAGTTCTGCGTAGCCCGTGATCGACGTTGGCCTTGTAGCTGTACAGCAGTGCGTCACGCAGATCACCATCAATTACTTCACACTTGATGTTAGGTGCGGCACATCTCTTGGCTGCAAAGAACCGATGGAATCCATCAGCAAGCCAATAGTCTTTGCCGTTGTAGAACACGATGACCGGCGGGAAAACATCCCCGTCCATCATCCGGTCAGCGTATTCGGCGACAGTTTGCTCATCAATCTTGGCACGGCTCTGCGTACCTGCGTTGATGATTATTTTCTCCAGTGAAAGATTCATTCATCCAACTCCCAAAAC